TAGATAAGAATGATTCTGTATCAATTTCTTGTCCATCAGGTGCTAATAATTTTCCAACACCAAGATTAGTGAAACCTGAAAGTGCTACGATAATTTTTCTATATTCACCAGATGTCAAAGCCTGTGTAACCAAAGCACCATTACTCCATACTTGTGTAGGTGTGTTAGCAGTAATTGTTACGAAACGACCTTTTGAGTAATCGAAAAGACCACCTGGATTAAGACCCGGTTCAGTTCCTTCGTAAAATAGGTCATAAAGACTTTTTGCTGCAGTTCCAAAAGGTTGACCTGTACCTGTGTCGTAACCTGCGTTAGGACTACCAGGATAATTACCAGGAGAACCTACAGGTGCGTAGTGGTCACCTGATGTGATATTAACGTTGTTAACAACAGAACCACCTGAGTAACCTTGAATTTTTGGTACGAAATAGAAAAGTTTACCGATTGGTAAGTTCATAGCCTGAACTGATACAATTTCGTTCGCCAACAATTTAGAGAATACACGTCTAACGATTGGAAATACTACAGTTTCGAATGAACCTGAAGATGAGTCAGAAGTTGCTTCGTTTATCAAAAATGACGCTTGGTTTTCATATAACTGCGCCACATTTTCTTTTAGGTGACCACGAAGGCCTTCTAGGAACCCTAATTTGTCCCATTTGTTGATTGTGTCTTCTTTGATAACTTTAAGGTGCTTAAGACCTATGTTACCAACAAGACCTGATTCTAATAATGCTCCCATTTTTGGAATTATTTTTAAAGTTTATTTTTTATTTTATAATCTTACTCATGATATCTTTCATTCTTAAGAATTGAGGATTTTCATAAGTTTTAGATTCGATTAATGTCGATGCTGAACCAGATGATGGAGAATTTTCAATTTTTCTCTCTATTGATTCATTAATCGACGGTTTGTTTGTTGATGTTAATTCACTTTTGATTGTACGATAAAGATTTTTTGATTCTTTAAGAGTTTCAACACTGTCGAATCTTCTCAAGATGTTGATTTTTTCTTGTTTAGAAGTTGAGTGTTCAGTGAACAATCTTGTCGCATATGCCAAATTTGAATTGAAAATTGCAACCTCATTAAGTTTGTCTCTGAAAACATTCAGTGCTTTACGATATTCCTCATTTTTTTCACGAAGAATTTGAATTTGGTTCGAATTTCTTTGTTCATCGATGTTAATGTTATTTTTAGAATAAGCTCTTGGTTTTGGTAAACCTCCTCTTCTAAAACGACTTCCACTTCCGAGTGTACGAGCAGCCTCTTTGGTTTCTTTTTTCTTTCCAAATGACATAGCCTCTTTTTTAACCACATTAGAAATATTTTTGTCACCTTCTTTGAACTCAAACTTCTTAGGACCTTTACCCATGCCGACACCTCTTGTACCTTGTTTCATATTTTCTTTGAAACCTCCTGAGGTTTTCCCATACGAAAATCCTGGTTTTTTTCCAATTTTTTTTACACCTTTTCCTACTTTAGGAGTTGTTGATTCCATTTGATATTCTTCATCTTCCTCATCCTCCAATGAAATTTCGTAAATTGTGTCATCTTCAGGTTCTGCACTTTCCGGTAGTTCCATGTCTTCCTCATCTAAGTCATCTATGTCTTGTTCGAAATATTCCTCTTTATCGTCCATTTCGATTTCATAAACGATTTGGTCATCTTCCTCCATAGAACCAACGTGTTTACTGAATACTTGGTCTACTATCGAATCAATGTCCATTTCTTCCTCATCAGAATCCATGTCCATTTCATCTTCTTCAAAATTCATGTCCATTTCATCTTCTTCGTACATTCCGTCTTCCATACTCATGTCTTCGTACATTCCGTCTTCCATACTCATGTCTTCGTAAAATTCCTCTTCTTCAGATTCGGTTCTTATCATATATTCTTTATCTGTGTTTTCATCTCTGAGATTGACCATATTGTTGTCTTTTTTAACTATTACACCATCATTCTCATCCATAGCCAAGAAAACCTTTAAAAGGTCCTCATCGGAAATATCAGAACCTGACAAATCAATTACTTCATCGTCAGACATTTCGGTGTCATTCATATCAGAATCCATATCCATGTCCATTTCTTCTTCATCAGAATCCATATCCATGTCCATTTCTTCTTCATCAGAATCCATGTCTACTTCCATTTCATCATCTGTTTCAGTCTCGTCATCTTGTTCAGACACAATTGACTCTTTTACTAATTCTTTGATTTCTTGCTTCATTGTAGATGCAAGTATTCCTTTTGCATTTTCGGCTACGGCTTCTTCCAAATTTTTCATTTGGATAAGAGCGTCTTCAACCAAGTTTTTTTCTTTTGACATTTTTTATTATGTATTTTTTTCATATAAATATAATGACAAATTAAAAAAATTAATTTTTGATAGTTATAATCGAAAAAAAATGAAAAAAATAAAAAAAGGGAACCCAAATAGATTCCCTTTTTTTCACAAAAATTTCAAGTTGTTTTTACAAAACTTCAATTACTTCATCAATTTTGCTTTCAGCAATTGAGGTAATTCTCCAATCCCAAGTCAATTCACTATACCTTTTTGTAATCTTAGCCTCAACGTCTGTAGGGCTATAACCTTTTACAAGTTTTTCTTCTTTTACTTTTTTTACCTTACCAGTTTCTTCATCAGGAAATTCGTAGTAGAGTTTTGCGATAAAATATTTTTCGTCCATGATTTTAATTTTTATAAAATATCATCATAATATTTTATAAAATCAAGGATTACTTATTTAAGTAAGTATTTAATCGATTCATCAAGTCCAAAGATTTGTTTGCCTCGGGACCAACACTCCTTTCTCTTTCAATTTGTTTTTCCTCTTCTAAATTTTCTTCGAAATTATTTCTATCTTCAGGATTAGTAAACAAATAAGCGCCAGGTGTAGATGGTGAAGATACCAAGTCAAAACAGATTAGTTCAAAATCATCTTGAACCTCGTTTTGTTCTCCAATTTTCTTTAATGAACCAACACCTCTTGATGATATACCCAAAGTAACACCTTGTCTTAAATAGTTTGCCGCCAAATCTCCTTTAGTTGAACAAATGCCTCTTTCGTGAAAACCTGGTGAAGTCAACAATCTTAATTTACCCATCAATATTTTCCCGTCCCACCATATATCAGTGATGATGTGAGAAACTCTATCTAAATCTATAAGAGATGATTCAGGGTGATTCAATTCAGAAAGAGAAACACCCTTATTAATCATTTTCTTATAGTTTTCCGATTCTCTTTTTAATATTTTCTCAGGGTAAATCCTACCATTACGATTTGGTGTGTTATATTTTTGTAAAACCGCATAAAACTCGAAAGGTTTACTGTGGTCCATAAAACTTTTGGATTCCATCAAAATATTTTGATTTCCGAACTCTTTTGGTGACACATATCCCGCATCATACTCAATAAGAATTCCTTTCCCTGATTCATAGGGTTTCAATATTTTAAGTTCGTTCATATCGATATTTTTATATAAATACCTCGAACTTTATATTTATACCTCAACAAGTTCAGTTTTGTCCTTTTTACTTAAATGAAAATCAAAGTATTCGTTTCGTCTGAATATGTCAGAGTGAATACAACTTACCATAGATTTTATTGATTTTTTCAATTTTGTTGATTTGAAATCCATCTCTTCTAATAAATAAAGGTTAATTTCTAAATTCATAAAAGACCTTTTTTTGTATTGGATTCCACTTGTTCTTAAATCCAAATCGACTATAAATTTTTCGTCAAACATTTCTTTGTCGATACAGTTGAATACAACATGTTTAACCGCTCTTGACATATTTAAGACAATTCTTGTCCAATTGTCATAATCGTCCTTTGGTTGAACCCAAGTTTGAATGTTAATGTAAATTGATTTTAAGTTTTTTGAATCTACTGTTCCATAACTAATTTTTGACGATTTGAACCCGCTTAATTTAGCGGTTTTCCCTTTCTTCATTCTATCACTTTTTCAGAGTTTATTTGTCTGAAAAAAAGTTAGATAAAGTTTGTCAAAATGTCAAAAATTTATATGTTATCGACCAAATTCTTTAACTTAAAATACTCTAATCTGTCAAATTTCTTGGATTTGATATTATCTATCGTCTCGTTAATTGTATTTTTTACACTTTGTTCATTTTCAGATTCCAAAACAACAATCAATTTTACAATTGCTTCGTCTTTTAATCTCTGATATTTTTCTCGTAATACGGTCTCATCCTGAGACAATAAAGTGTTGAGTTCCTTCTTTTCTGATTCATTCAGATTTGATATAAAATCGTCGATTGTTTTATTCGCAACCTTAACCATAGAACTTAGAGGTAAAAGAATCGTTTCTTTGTTTTCATTGATAGGAGTTTTTTTTAATCCCTCAACAATAACTCTTTTACTTCTAACTTTGTTTTCCAAATGTAGAACATCGACAGAGTTATAAAACAAGTTATCTATGTCGGTGTATTGATTATGTGAATTAACACTAATGACCCACTTTTTAAGTTTTTCCAAATCTTTTTTGTCTGTCTTATTTATGACGTTTTCAAACATTGTGATTGATTCAAAAACAAAATCCTCAGCCAATTTTTGGTCGTACCCTTTATTTGTTGATAACTCATCATAAAGAAAAAATAATTTAGATATGTTTTTATTTGATAAAACATTTCTATTGAAGTTTTTTATTTCTTCTTTGAAGGTTCCTTTTCCGTATGATTCAGAAAGTAATTTTTCAACTCTTGATTTTAATACACCTATTTTCATTTGCAAATATTTTATAATAAATATTAGTCATTTAGTATTCTATCAAGTTCGTTTCCAATATCACCCAAAGAATTTCTAA